CAGAAAAATTTTCCAGAAAAAAATCCCAGAAAAATTTTCCAGAAAAAAATCCCAAAAAAATTTTCCAGAAAAAAAATCCCAAAAAAATTTTCCAGAAAAAAATCCCAAAAAAATTTTCCAGAAACGGAATTCAAATAAAAATAGTCCCCGGGAAAATCCAGGAAAATTTTTCGATTTACTTTTTATATTATATAAATTATATTTTAAAAGGTTATAATTTATATAAATAATAGACGTATGGCGGAAATTTACAATCCTTCAACAATAGATTTTCTTGTAAGAGACAAATTAGAATGTTTTTACGAGCAATCGTTTGAAAAATTTGACGGAGGTGAAAAATACTTAGATAATTGGTATATAGGATTGCTTTGCGAATATTTACAAGCATTTGCAAATGGAGAAATAAGAAAATTAAATATTAATATTCCACCTAGATTTGGCAAATCAGCTTTATGTAATGTTGCTTTTTCAATGTGGTATTTAGGTCTAAATCCTGAAAAAAGGATAATTTCTATATCTCACTCAGCGTCATTATCGCAAAAACTTCACTCTTTTGCAAGAGCTATATCAAATTCCTCTTGGTATCATAGGGCTTTTCCTAAATTTCATATCGACACTAAATCGAGAACTTTGAAAATAGATCAATCTGAAACTAAAAATACCCAAAGTTCTTTCGTTACTTCTAAAGGCGGTTTTAGATTAGCAACTTCAGCAATGGGTTCAATTACAGGTGAAGGTGCAAATATACTTATTTTTGATGATTTAATGGATCCAAGGCAATCCATGTCAGTAGTAGAGAGCGAATCTATATTAGAATGGACTAAAACCACCGCGTTTTCAAGGTTTAATAACAGAAAAAAAGGTCAAATTTTAAATATTCAACAAAGATTAGGTGCAACTGACTTTACAGCAACATTTGTAGATAATTCATGGGAAAATGTAATAATTCCGATAAAAGCTAGAAGGTCTAAGATTTATTCTTTTAATAATTTTCTACACGTTAATAAAGCAGGCTCGTATTTAGAGCCAAGAAGATATGGAGATAAAGAATTAGAAGAAGATCGTTATTTAATGGGAACAAAAGCCTTAGAGGCTCAGTTTTTCCAAAATCCATATCCTGACGACGGTGAAATATTCCGTCGAGAATGGTTTAGATATTATCAATTTTTACCTAAAATGGATTATTTAGCAATTTATGCTGATACCGCATCAAAGGAAGGTAGGAATAACGACTACACAGTATTTATGTGCTGGGGGCTTTTAACTAAGAATCAAAGGAAATATGCATATCTTATAGATGTATTTAGAAATAAAATGACTACTCCTAAGCTTTTAAGAGCCGCTAAAGACTTTTGGTTAAAACATCAATCTAATGAGCATGATTCACCTTTAATAAAATTTGCTGTAGAGGATAAATCGTCAGGCATAGGCCTTATCCAATTGTTAGAGGATGAGACAAACATACCTGTGACTAAGCTTTATCCTGAAAAAGATAAAGTTGCAAGGGCAAATGATATTTTACCTAGAATGGAATCTCACCAAGTATTATTTCCAAAAGATGCTTCTTGGTTAGGAGCTTTAGAAAAAGAGCTATTAACTTTTTCTGCTAAGAAAGGAGCAAATAAGAAAGATCAGGTCGATACATTAACTTACGCAATAAAAGATTTACTTTTTGATCCAGCTGATCAAAGATTAAAACCTATGAATTATTCAGCGCTATTAAAAGAAACTTCAATTTTAAATAGATTATGGTAAATAAAAAATTAGTAAAAACTAATAACAAAACTTTGCAATCAATGAATAGCGACGGCTATATTGATATTGCTAAAAAATTAGGAACAAAAACTTCAGGAAATAACGGATTTTCTTTAACTTTAGCCGACGATAATTTATTTGCCGCTTTATATGTAGGAAACGGTCTTGTTAAGAAATACATTGACTTATTAGCCGATGATATGACAAGGCAATGGATAACTATACCAGAAGATACTGAAGGAAATATTATTAGGTATATGAAAAATCTCAAAGCTAAATTTGAGATTAAAAAAGCAATAAAAGCTACAAAGTTATTTGGAGGAGCCATTATATTTATGGTAATAGAAGATGGTTTAGAACCTAATCAACCTGTAGATATTAACAATATCAAATCTATTAAGAAATTAAAATTTTTTAGTAGAAAGAATGTAGTAATTGATCAAAGTAATTATTACGATGATCCATTATCAGAAAAATATGGAGAGCCTGAGTATTTTACTATTTACGCTGATGGAGCAAATTCAAAAGTTGTTCACGAGTCAAGATGTTTAGTTTTTACAGGAGAGTATTATCCTGCAGACGAATTAGGGTTACAACCTTATCATGAAAAATTCTGGGGTATATCAATTCTCCAGTCTTTACACGAAATATTTGAAAATTATGGTCTTTCGTTAGAAGCTCTTCTTAAAGTATTCCAAAAATTCAATATTGATACTTTAAAAATAAAAAATTTAATGCAATTATTAGCAAATCCTGATGGACAAAAACAATTAGAAGCAAGAGCCCAGATATTTGATTTAGCAAAATCTGTTTCAACAACTTTAGTTTTAGACTCTGAAGAAGACTTTGATGTTGTGTCTCAATCCCTAACAGGAGGCGTCTCAGAAGCATTTGGTAAAATACAAGAGACAGTTGCGGCTATGGCAGGAATTCCTACAAATATTTTAATGGGAACAACTACTAAAGGATTAAATACAAATAAAGATCAAGAAACAAGGCTTTATTATGATAGAATAAAATCAGATCAAGAAGAAGAAATGTTAACGCAGCTAGAATATTTAATAAAATTAATTTCTTATACTCAAGATTCTAAATTAGATCAAAATAAAGAATATTCAATAATATTTAATTCTTTATGGCAACAAACTGATGAAGAAAAAGTTGAAATGAGAAAAAAACAAGCAGAAATTGACCAGATTTATATTTCTAATGGAGTGTATGATCCAAATGAAGTTAGAAACTCTAGATTTGGTAATGGTAATTATTCTATTGAAACTGAAATAGAAGGAAAAGTTGACTTAGGAAGTTTCAATGATAATAATGGAAATAACAATCAAAATAACGAATAAATTATGAAAATATTTATATCTCAACCAATGAACGGTAAATGCGACAAAGAAATTATTAAAGCTAAAGAATCAGCTTTATATAAATTTAATAAATATCTTGAGCATGAATATGATAAAATTAATGAAGGAAAAACCAAAGGTCTTCAAGAAGTTCCTGTTGTAGAAGTTATTAATACTTTTTTTGATGACTATAATGGGAATGCTATGCAATTTTTAGGCAAAAGTATATCTGAAGGATTAGCTTTAGCAGATATAGCTATATTTTTACCAGGTTGGTCTAATGCTAGAGGATGTAAAATTGAACATGATATTGCTATAGCTTATGGTGTTAAAACTTTTTATATAAATACTTAATATGATCCAACTAATATATAATAAAGATAAAACTCAAGTTTACTTGACTGAACTAGAAAATGAAATAATTATAGATATTAATGAACATTGTATGCATAATGATGTAGATTCTAGAATTATTTTTAAAGGATGCTTAATGTATGAGTATTGTAAAAACTTCTTAAAAACTAATTTTTCTATTGATTTAGATAATTTTATTGAAGATTAATAAAATATGTACTTTTAATATAACATATATAATATAAATAAAATTATGAAAATATTTACAATTATAATTTTTTTATTTACAATTTCATGCGCAACCGTAGGAGACTTTGCTTATAAAGTAGATTTTCAGCAAAGGTTGAAAGATTATACTTTTGATTCTGATTTATCTTTGAGAAAAGTTAAAAAAGATGATATGGAATTTGAAGATGAAAAAGAAGTTAAAATTATAAAGATACAAACTATAAAAGATCTTCCTGGCACTTTAGCTAGAATGTCAGTTGAATTAGATGGTTATGCAATAACTAATTATGTTGAGTTTTCAACTGATGAAGAGTTTTTTGTTTACGAGGATATTTTAAAAGAATATGCTGAATCAAAAGATTCTGATGTTTTAGTTTATATTGTTGCTAATGATGTTTTAAGATATAATCTTTATAATGACTATGAAACACTAGAAATTGTAGAAAGAAAAGGATATAAATTATTTCAAGCTTTTTTATTTTCAAGAGTTGAACTTGATAAGAAAATTAAAATTAATAGTAATTGATGCCTAATAACAATAATTCGACAAACAATATTAAGAAAGATAATATTGATGTTGTAGAAGCAATCAGATATGATAATTTTAACTTAGATGAAGTTAAATTAACAAAAACACCTGAAGGCTACTTAGAAGGATATGCTATAGCCACTAGAACAGGTGTATTTAATTATATGAAAGCTGACGGTTCTATTCAAAGAGAACTAAGACTTGCTGATGAAGTCTTTAAAGATGATGCAATAAACTCATTCAAATTACTTCCTATTACTGACGATCATCCACAAGAAGAGGTTAATGCTGATAATGCTAAAGAATTAGCAGTTGGATTTACCGGTGAAGATATAAAACGTCAGGATAGTTATTTACTTACCAAATTAAAAATAACTGATAAGAAAGTAATAGATGCAATAAACTCAGGTAAACGCGGTCTTTCTTATGGATATAAAGTTAATCTTGTTAAGAAAGACGGTGTTCACAACGGAGAAAAATATGATTATGTTCAAACGAACATAAAAGGGAATCATCTGGCCATTGTTTATCAAGGTCGAGCTGGTGATAAAGCCAGGTTGAGACTTGATGGACAGGAAGCCATTTGTGTTTTTAATAACTTCAATAATAATGATCTAACTATGAAAAAAATAAGATTAGACGGTAAGGATTATGAAGTTTCAGAGGAAGTCTTTTCAAGACTTGATGCTCTTGAAACAGACAATTCTAACCTTAAAAACACTGAAAAAGATTTACAAAATAAAGTAGATTCTTTAGAAGGTGAAAGAGATGCTTTAAAAGCTAAAATTGATGAATTATCTAAAAAAGATAATTCAGAAGAAATTGCTATTAAAGTTAAACAAAGAATTTCTTTGGAAAAGAAAGCTTCTGAATTTTTAAAAGAAGACGAAGATTTTTCTAAATTATCTGACAAAGATATTAAAGCCAAAGTTATTGTTGCTTTTTCGCCAGAATTTAAAGCTGATGAAAAAAGCGACGAATATATCAATGCTCGTTTTGATGCCGTAATTGACATGAAAAAAGATGTTAATCTTGGCAAAAATATGAAAATTGCTGGTTCTAAAAAAGATTCTGATAATTCTGAAGTTTTTCTTAGCAATGAAGATTTACAAAAAGAATTAATCAAACGTTCTAATAATTCTAAATAATATATTATTATGCCTATTACTAAATATCAAAACTATCTAGACGTTGGCCAAAAAGGTCAAGTAGCTACTTTAGAAGATAGTAATATCAAAACAAGAAACGCTGAACAAGCAATCGAATTTGGTAGAGCTGTTGTTAAAGGAATTACTGGAGGAGTTGACGTTAAAAATATATTCAAATCAAAAGCTTCTCTAACTTTTGATGCTGACTTTGTTACCGGAAATACAATTGACTTAAATGTTAACGGTGTTGCCATATCTCAAGTTACTTTTGCAACTTCACACGCTGCGACTTTTGCTTCTTTAATTGCAGCAATTGATGCTTTAACCGGAATCAACGCTGTTGCAGGAACTGGCCGTGAAATATTAATCACTGTTGACAATGCTGCTTCAAACATCACTATTTCTGATGTAGTTGTTGCAGGTGGTGCTTCTCAAGCTGGTTCAACTACTGTTTACAGTTCAGTTGATACTTTTGAAGGTATTGCTGCTCTTAGACATGGTCAACCAACAACAATCGGAGGCGATGACAAATACCAAATAAATGACGCTGTTAATGTCGTAACTAAAGGTGTTATTTTTGTTGAGGTTGTTGCTACTGTTGCTTACGGTGATTCAGTTTATGTTTATAATGATAAATCAAACGAATCTAACCAAGGTCAATTTACAAATGCTTCTTCTGGAAACTTACTTGTTTCTAGTGCAAAATTTGTAAGTGCTGCTACAGGAACTACTGCATCTCCTGCTTTAGCAAAAGTAGAAATTAACCAACCGTAATTAATAACTTTAAATTAGAATAATATTATGCCTATTCAAACATTTAAATTAGACAACGGAGAAGAATTTAAGATTGATACATCTTCTCCTGAGTTTATAGCTTATGAAAATGCTGCTAAACAAGTAGGTCTCGTTAAAAATGATGACGCTTTCTTTTTTGCTAGAAATCTTGAGTTTGTTCGTCAAAAAATATTTACTCCAACTTATGCTGAGTTGAAACTATTAAATGGTGGTTTACTACCAATTAATACTTCAATTCCAGAAGGTGCTGAAGAAGATACTTACGATGTTCTTGATTCAACTGGCGAAGCAGATATTATCACAGATTTTGGTGACGATATTAAGACAGTTGAGGTTTTCGGAAACGAATACACAAACAAAATTAAATCTTTAGCTGATGCTTACATCTATTCTGTTCAGGATATGAGAAAAGACAGAATGCTAGGAAACGTTGGTAGATCTGTAATCACTAATAAAGCTTTAGCTGCTAGAAAAGCTGTAGACCAAAAAATTGAAAAAATGCTCGGTTTT